TCGTAGTATTTCGAAGGAAACAATATATCATCACCAAAGACATAGATGTCATTACAGCTCACGCCATAACGAGATCGTATGCCAGCATAAACCACAGCAAAGAAAATTAAGCTCTCAACGGGGAAGGTTAAACCATTCCCCATTGGAGCCCACTTTCCTAAGCTGATGACCCGTCCATCAAGCAACTTAACATGTGAAGCACGAGAACAGGATAATATGTTGTACACGTAGTCACCAAAAAGGTAACGCACGAGTCCACACGATATCCTATCAGATGCTTCCTTCAAATCCAGGGTCGCAAGATCCCGGGTCGAAGAGTTAAGAAGAGCGAGCTTACCATTTACGGTTTGATCCGTAAAATTTACGTGACCCCCGGTTAGGGGACCCCGCGTGATAGCTCGCTCAAGGAGCAAGCGCTGACCTTGTTGTATCCATATCGCCTCAGCAGGGTGCACGCATATTAAGCGTGGACCCCGCGAGTCTTTAGGGACGGCAACAAGTTTAGCAACTATCCTGTCACATTCAGCTATCTTACCCCTAGATTCATGTACCATGATCTCATCCCAAAAACTGGGAAGAGACCAAAAGTATTGATCATAAGGGTAATAGGCTTGTATGTCAGGATAGTATGTAAGGAATCGACTTTTATCACAAGGCTTCCGAGGCGGAAATATTGCCCCGGGTCCGTGATTAGGTACGATTTCCTTCCAGTTAATGAACCCTATGGTTCGTCCAACAACTTGACGAGCTGTTCGTAGTACAACGCTGGGGACCCGGCATTCTTTAAAAGCCAAATCCCAAGCAGTACAACTACAATCAGTTTCTTCAAAGGAAGCTTGCGCCTCCTTGATCTGTTCATTCGATGGTTCATGCTCGACTTTATAGCAGAACAATAAACATTGCCTAACATACTTAAGGAAGCGCCCATCGTTTTTAACGATGAACGCATCCCAGAGTGGCATTAGCCACTCCGGGAACTCAGGCTTTTCAAGCCTATTCCCTTCGATGTACGCAAGACACTGCTTATCTAGTTTAGGTCCCTCAATAAGGACCCACTCATACGTTATCTCATCAGGGGCACCCGCAAGGGGCACTCCCGAAAGATAAGATATGTCTACTAGCAGACGATTGTATGCTGACAATAACATACTCATATGAATATTCATAACGTCTGGTTGCTTGTGGCCCTAGTACCGTAGGATACTGTGATC